CGGCTCGGAATGAAGACCCTGGCATTGCCAATGTATTGGAAGATATTACATATAAAATATTGAACGTTCCTAAAACAGGTACATTAGAAACAGGAGTTGTTCCTGCTGTACCCACTCTTACCCTTGCTGATAATGGAGATGGAACGGGGTTTGTGGCAACGCTTTCCGGGGAAGATGTTGGCACCACCAATACTTTATATGTGGGACAGGCTGGGGCCTTTACTTCTTACGGTTCTGTGTGGGTGGATGATGAAATAGATGTGGATGTGGACAACGGACCTTGGTATGCCTATGTCGTCTCCACTGATGGTGATAATTCTATTGATTCAGCCATGGCATATGTAGTAGCCACTGGTGGTGGTACAGCTGCTACTGATAATATATCAATCGCCAAACGAGCTATGAAACAAAAAGCTGTGTACTGGGGAGTTTCAGGTGTAGGTGCATTTGGTAAACCCACATATCCTACCCCTGTGGAGATAGATTGTCGTTGGGAAGATGTACAGGAAGAGTTTATAGGCCCCAACGGTGACCGGGAGATGTCCAGAGCAAGATTGATTGTAGATCGGGATGTGGAAATAAAAGGGGTGCTGTGGTTGGGTGAGTTGGAAAATATAGTTGATTCGGATGATCCTAAGAACAATGATGGTGCTTGGGAAATTCGATCCTTCATGAAAACACCACGCCTGCGAGGCAGTAAGTATATTCGGGAGGTCTATCTGTAATGGCTCGCATGGTTGAAATCACTGGAGTAAAGGGTGTGCGTAGACGCTTGAAAAGGGCTGGTGTCACTTTGGGTTCAGCTGTGGAAAGAGGATTGAAAAAGGGTGGGGCCTTTTTGCAAAGAGTGTCTCAGGAAGTGGTCCCAATAAAGACGGGGGCACTTGAGGGATCAGCTGGGACAAGAGCTGATGGGCATGGGTGGGATACGGACGTGGTGGTGTATTACACGCAGTCCTACGCTGTTTATGTCCATGAGAGGACGGACCTGGCACACAAGCCTGGTAAGATGGCCAAGTTTCTGGAGAGGCCGGCACGGGAGAACAAGGACCGTATTTTAGCTATCATTGCGGGAGAGGCTTGATATGGATCATTCTCCAGCATACATAATAGCTCAACACCTTATTGATGAAGGTTTGTTGACGGATCCCACTGGAAGTGGGGACTGGCCAGGGTTTGTTGGGGCTTTGCCAGATGGGGAGGATGTAGATCATGATGCAGTAGGATGTATGGACACATCCCCTATCAAGGATGGTCGGATAATGGGCGGCGAATCCATGCTTCATTACGGGGTGCAGCTTTTGGTAAGGGCGGATGCATACAACACAGGCTATGCAAAAGCACAGGCCCTGATGTCTGAGCTGGAGAGCCTTGACGACAACGATGTCATTATAGGGTCAGACACTTATGAAATAAACAACGCAAGCACGACCACTGGAGTGGTAGTCTTGGGACAAGAAGAGGGAACCAAAAGGCGAGAGATGTTCAGTGTGAACTTTCTCATTACGATAACGGAGGTGTGACATGGGTAGGATTGATGATGGATTCGCCACACTAATATCGTTTGCAGATGACAGCGATGTTCAGATGTGGGAAAAAGAAGTGACTCCCCCGGGCGTGGATGGTGGTGGTGAGAATGACACATCTACTATGCACAACACCACCTGGCGGACCAGAAGTCCTAAGGGTCTCATCACTTTGTCGAATGCGTCTTTCACGGCCGCTTATGACCCGGCTGTGTATGACGAAATCATCTCGATGGTGAATGACAATCAGCTTATCACCATCACATTCCCAGATGAGTCTACTGTAGCTTTCTGGGGATGGATAAACGAGTTCACTCCGAACGCAAACGTTGAAGGGGAGCAGCCCACTGCGGAAGTTACCATTATTCCGTCCAATCAGAACGACAGTGGTGTAGAAACGGCTCCTGAATACACTGCATAATCTGGTGATTGTGCGATAGGCTGGACATAAAACCCTTATTAGGGGAGGAGAGTGCCATGAGTGAAACACTACATCTGTCATTGAAGCGCAAGACAATCCCGGTTGTCTTGGAGGATGAGAACGGTACTGCGAAGAATTACACGCTCAAGGAATTGAGTGGTGCCGAACGCAATACGTATCTCAACAAGATGACTTCCCGGGTGGAGTTGAAGAAGGACGGTCATTCGATCAGGATGAAGTCGTTTGACGGGTTCCAGGCGGACCTTTTGACGGTCAGTCTCTACGAGGATGACAGTGGGGATGCTGTGACCAAGGACTTTGTGGAATCCCTTCCTTCATCTGCACAACAGGAACTCTTTGACAAGGCCCAAAAACTTTCCGATTTGGGTGCTAAGAGCGGGGACTTGGAAAAAAACGACTAAAGGGTGAGGAGCTACTTTGGTATAGGGTAGCATCTCACCTTGGTCGGACGGTACAGGAGGCCCAAGCTACACTGACCTCCACGGAGTTCCTGAAATGGATATGGTTTTTAGACTGGAAAGCAACAGAGGAGTTCAACAGACACGACTTCTATCTGGCCCAGATAGCAGCCCAGATAGAAGTGGGTCAGGTAAAGAACCCCAAAAAGGTCACTATCCAAAAACACATATTGAAGTTCAACGAGCAGAAAACATCCAAGGATGGATCGGATAGGATGGCTGTGTCTAAACGGTTTTGGATGAGTGTTGCGGGACATAAAAAGGGGAAAAAGAGAAGACGGAAACACCGGAAAAAGGGGAGCTGAAATGGCCTTTAGTTTAGACCTGGGTAATCTTCTTGTCCATCTTCGGGCGGACATTAGCAAGTATACATCAGCTATGAGACGTGCTGATGCGATAATGGACAGGACGTCTAAAAAGTTCCTACGCATGGGGAAGAGGATGTCCCTGTTTGTCACGGCCCCCATTGCTGGGATAGGGGCAGCCATGGTGAAGTTGGCTAGTGATGCTGCAGAGACGGAATCGAAATTCAATGTTGTCTTTGAAAGTGTTCAAAAATCAGCTAGAAAAGCCATGGACGTCCTAGACAAAGCGTATGGGATCAATTACATAGAGGCCCAAAAGATGTTATCCGGCACTGGGGATATCCTGGTTGGGTTTGGGTTTACTGAGAAGGCTGCATTGGATCTAAGTTTTCAAGTCCAAAAGCTGTCCATTGATCTGGCATCATTTCAGAACCTCCAAGGTGGTGCAACCAGGGCTTCAGCATCACTTACCAAGGCCATGTTGGGTGAAAGGGAATCTGCCAAGCTGTTGGGTGTTGTTATCCGGGAAGAGGACGTCCTGAGCCGGGTAGCACAGATGGCCAAGGAGGGCCTGACCTTTGCTACCTTGAACCAGGCCAAGGCACAAGCTGTACTCCTGATAGCAATGGAACAGTCCAAGAAAGCCATTGGGGATTATGCCAGGACGTCGGAGGAGTTTGCTAACCAGTGGAGGGAAGCTGTTTCGGATATGAAAGTGCTGGCTGTTTCTTATGGAAAGATCATTCTTCCTTTGGCCAAGGACGTTTTGTCAGTGTTCAAGTCCCTTGTAAATTGGTTGAAAGGTTTGGATCGTGAGCAGAAGAAAACAATTTTGATGTTTGGGGCTTTGGCAGCTGCCATCGGTCCTATCCTATTGGCATTTGGGGCTGTTATGTGGATAGTAGGAAAAGTCATAACTGTATTCAAATTCTTGAAGGTAATTGGAGTGGGTGCTTTGACCCTTATCCCCATTGCTATATGGGCTGTGATTGATGCTTTCACAGATGCTGATTTGAAGTTTTTGAGCTGGGTGAACAATATACAGATAGGAAGTCACAATATTGCGACTTGGCTTCAATTGGCTGCTGCTCGTATTTTATGGGCTTGGCAAAGGCTCCAGACATATCTCACCTTTGGTCTCCGAATGGTACAGGAAACATGGACGGGTGTTTGGGGCAAGATGATAAACTTTGTAATAACAGGCGTGGCCAAAATGGTGAAGTTTATCGTGAATAAAGTTGAGTGGATGACGAACACGCTTTTGGGGACTATAGATGCCTTCAAGTTGCTGTCAACGGGAGAAGCTCGGGGTGTTCTTGATTTGATGTTTGGTAAGAATGCTACAGGTGTGTTGGATAAAGGTGCTGTACAAATCCGTCAGACTGTTTCGGATTTGAAAATCACTTTGCAAGAGGCTTCAAGGGATTTGCAGAAAGTGATTGATGTTGGTGCCAGTG